ACAAATATAATACTTATTTACAAACTACAAACATTTTTAGTAAATTATTTTAAATTATTTTTTATTAGGCACAAAAAAAGCGGTATTTCTACCGCCTTAATAATTAAATAACTCATTATGAAGTTGTAAATCTACAAAGGAAATTTCATACTATCAATGTTTCTAACTAAAATATCTTTGTTATCACTCCTGTCTCTTCCACATTCTATAGTTAACAACCTACCGCCTACTGGCTTCATAGGTGCGCCACGTTCAACGTGCCAACCGTATAGTCCGTTTATGTATTCTTCTTTATACGTTCCCGTAATCATAGAATGAATTTGCTTGTGGTTATAGTAATAACCTTTTGTAGGGTGAAAGTTTATACTATCACGAACATCGTTACGCGCCGAATTTTCGTGTATATGTCCCATAGTGAACACATCGTAGCCTTCGTACATATCCATTGCACGGGTAAGGTTTAACGCACCCTTAGTGACAAGACCTCCACCGCCTGAACCGTGAAAATACTTTATTTTAGTGGCTTGTGTAATGTTTGAACTGGCTTTAATTAATTGTGTGATTATTAGCCAACCGCCATATCCACCCGTCATAACATTACTACCCGCTTTGTAATTCAGTAAAGTAACAAACCTTTGAATAACGTCTGTTTCTTGTCGCTTTATTATTGACGTTTCGTGGTTTCCGTATCCTACTACCGTGATCAAATTTGCATACGGTAAAAAGAAGTCTACAGCGGTTTCTATTATAGAATCAAAGTACCTTGCGTTATTGTGTTCAGGTCGTATGTCGCCTTTCATTTTACGCGGGTCGTATGCTCCTTGCATCAAACAGAATGTGTCACCGTTAAACATTATAGGTATTTCGTTTTTCAGGCAAAAGTCTAAATCGTGTTTTAATAAGTTCCAATCGCATTTAGGATTATCCCAATGTATGTCGGAGAACATACCCATACGAAAAGACGAACCCTCTACACGAAGTTCGTGTATGTTTTTTTCGTGTTTTATTAAATTCATAGTTTAAATTTTAGCGTCTAAACGTCTTAAAAGATATGATAATATAAACCCAATAGCAACACCTATAAATAAAAAGTTCAGGTTAGGTCGTTTTTTAGATTTCACTTCTGCTTTCGCTTCAGCTTGTTTTGTCTTTTCTCGTATTCTTATAGTGTCACGCTGAAAGCGTAGTTCTTGTTTTATTTTCCACTTCGTTTTAGGAACGTAGACGTTCTTATATTTTATTATAGTGTCTTTTGTAGTTAGAAACTTTTCCCATACGATAGTATCATTTATGATCACAGGTATAGAATCAAAAGTACTTATTCTTATTGTGTCGCTTGTTTCTTCACACTTATAACCTTTTTTAATAGCTTTGTTTAAGTGATATTCCGCACTACACGAATACAAAAACACGAATAGAATTAAATACTTCATAGGCTTTTTAGCATTTTAATTAATCGCGGACAAGGATATACGTCAGACTTATCTACCCTTACTGAATTATGCGTAAATAAACCGTTCTCACCTTTTAACGCTCTTTTGTTTAACGTCCAAATATCTTCGTTGTATTTTATGTCTATGTCGTATGTTTCACCTAAGTAAACTAATAACTCGCGTAGACTTTCAATTTGCTTATCCGAATACTTGTGCCATCGTTTATGGTTCTTAAACGGCTTTTCTAAAAAAGTAACTTCCGAAGGGTCTACTATACCGCCTACATAGTTGTAGAATTTTCCGTCTTTTTCTACTAAGTACGCCCAGTTAGTAATTTCTATACCTACTGAATATTTGTCTAAGTTTTTATACGGTAAGTTCTGACCTTTGAAAACGCTATCTTTAACCCCTAAGTGCCACGCCCAATCTCTTGAACTAAACGCCTGTGCTATCGTACCTTCGTAACCTATTACAAACGCAGTCGCTACACGTTCTTTGTTATTCGCCCAACCTTTAATAGTGTTTACTGCGTTCTTATTACCCGCTGTATGGTGTATGTAGATTTGTTTCTTAGGTGTGTTTTCACCAATATACTGCGTCTCAGGAAGTCGCTCTTGTACTATTTTAGTAGTGTCCATTAGTTCTTTAATTTGTCAGCTTCTTCTTTTGCCCTTAGCACAAAATTCTTTAATGCTTTAATTATGTTTTTACCCGTTACTGCTTCGTAGTTTTCGTTTATGCTAAGTATCTCTACGAACACACAAAAGAAAGCCGTCACTTTAGTCATTAGAAGGTCAATAGCGATGAAATGCGCGACTAAGTCCGCTGCAATGTACTTTTCTACCAAAAACACGAACATAATCGCTAAGGAGTAAAGAAATGATTTGCTTATAGTATGCGAAAGTCTACGCGACTTAAACGCTTTCCATCCGCCTTTTTTTACACTTCGCCAAATACCAAAACAAGTATCTATAAGTATTGCTAAAACAGCTACATATATCAAAGGTTTTACGGGTGAAATAACCGCAAGAAAAGACGAACAAATTAAAAGTAACTTAGTCTTCATTATTCAAAAGGTGGTGTTGGTTTAGGTTCGTAAGGAATCATCTCAAGGTCTTTAACCCACATAAAGTCAGGGTTAACACATTGCTCCATCTCCTCAACTGAGATAATCCAATTATCATTGATATCTTGTATAGGGTTGAAGTAGCTATCTGGTGCATACCATTGTCCGACTAATTCGTCTTTTTGTACTTCTGTTAGTAACCCGACATAGGTTAACTTTTGTTCTGTTGTTAGTTCTGTTAGTTTCATATATTTCTATTTAATGAAGTTTGGAATGTGGTTACGCGAGTATTTAGGTTGGTTGCTTCGGTGTCATCAAGTCCATCTCCTATTGAAAAGAAGGATGCCTCATAATTCGAATAAAGCAATACTCCAGCATCGTTATTATTAAATGCAGCGATATACATTTTAGCAGCTGATAATGTTTGGCTTATATTTGTTGTAAGCGAACCTAAAACACTTCCATTTCGATATATTTTTCTACTTGTAGCAGCTGTAATTGAATTTGTAAACAATCCGCTACCATTAGTATTAGCAGCTGTAAATGAGCCATTTGTTGTCGCATTTGTTGCCCCATAAAAAGCTACATTACTGGAACGCCTACTGCATCCAAAAATACCACTTTGAATATTAACATCCGCACCTTGTCCAAAGTCAATAGCTAATCCATTTGTCCTTGCTGCTGCTGTTCTTGAATATAAAGCAACGTGATTACTATTAGCAGTTAATACTGAGTTAGGAGCAAAGTTTGTGTTTCCATAACCATTAGAACCATTAAAAGTAACACCTGTTGAAGCGTGTGTAACACCACCATTCCAAGTAATTTGATATTGTGCTGTATTTTTAAGGTTATAAGATGTACTACTTGAAGACGAACCAACAAACGGATAAATAGCCATCATCTTAGTCCACAAGCCATCTGCTTTCATTCCTATTACAAGGTTGTTTACTGCTGTTGCTTCTACTTGGTCTTGTATATCTGCTGCCGTTACAAAAGCCTGAGCATCTGCATCACTTACTGTTTGTGTGCCAATACTACGTCCTAAAGTTGTTTGAAATGCTTGTACCGCTGTGTAAAAGTTAGCTCCTTCTGTTAAAGTTAAAGTATCGCCTAAAAATCCAAAAGCTAAATTTCCATTAAAGTAAGATTGTGTTGTTCCTGCATAGTTTCTTGCACCTAAATAAAGCGCAAAAGCTGGTGGTGTTGTACTGCCAACCGTTGCCGTTCTAATAGAACTGCCATTTTTAAATAACCTTGTTACGGTTAAACTATCTTTATTAACGTGAAATAATCCCCTTGTATCTGTTACAAAATTAGCGTTACCATCTGATAAATTATTGTTTGCACTAAAAAAAGTATTACCCGCTGAAGCCTTTGGAGAAACACTAACTCCTGAAAAACTCAAATCTAAAGAACCAAATAAAGCATAATCAGCAGTTAAATTAGTTCTTGAATATGCACCTGCACTAACATTGCTTGTTGTACTGTTTGCGCTTGGTAACCATTTTGTATCTGCATAACCATTTGTGGCAAATGTAATACCGTTACTTGAATGAGTTACTCCACCGTGAAACGTCATTCTAAACGCAGCATCTAAATCTCTTGGGTCTTTAAGATTGTATTTGTGCTGTGAACTTGTACTCCCTACCATTGGATAAATAGCCTCCATCTTTGTCCATATAGAATAACCTTTTAAGTCAACTACCAAAGTATTGATAGCACTTTGTTGTGTTGGGTCTGTTATTGCAGCTGCTGTGATAAATGCTTGTGCATCGGGGTCTACTGCTGCTACTCCTACTATGTCAGTTAAACCCGCGTAACTATCTGCGTGAATGTCACCCCAACCGATAGCGTTATCTGCGCCTTTTCCCCAACCTATGTTATTATTTGAAGCACCATCGCCCCATCCGTTTGCGTTTGCCATTTTTTAAGTTGTTATATCTCCGCTTAAATACCATTCGTTAGGTCCACGTTTAAATAACGTAGCTACCGAATATTGTCCCGTAGTTTTGTTTTTACTCGCGTTACTTCTTAATGTAACTCCCGCAATTGGTGTAATAGTAGTTTGTCCCGTGCCTAACTGCGTTACGCGTATTTCTGTACCGATAGGAAAAGCTACCGTAGCGTTTGTAGGTATTGTTAACACGTTAGCACTAGAAACTTCCATTTCTACGTAATGGTGTGCGTCACTTAAAACTAGCGTGTAACTTGCTGCCTCTTTGTTAATATCCCAATTGTGTACTTGTGAACCTAAAACATACTTAGTGCTAAAAGCACCTGCGCCATCGTCTTGTGCGAGTGCTACGCGGTCACTAGCAACTAAATTACTACCTTTTGCCGTTAACTGACTTATCTTTTTGTCCGCCATTTTCTATTTTTTTTAAGTAAAGTTTTAACTTCTTTACGTTTTCGTCTTTTGGTTTGTATTGCCTCATAAAACCCAGCCTATAAAATTATTGTTAGTGTCAGGGTACATATCTCCATTTGAATTACTATTGTATTCAGGAAACAAGTCTTGGTTAAAACTAATATAATCTATAAATCTTTCGGTGTAGTGTTGTGCTATTTTACGTTCTTTTTCTAGTAAAAAGTCTATTTCGTTTTTTTCTGCGTTTGTTGCGTTTTCAGAACCGTGTTTGTATACGCCTTTGTTAGAAATTGTATACGCTGCAAAAGGTAAATATTCTACCATTGCCCAATGTATTAACATTGGCTTTAAAAATGATTCTACTAACGTTTCGTAGTTACCCGTTAAAGTACTTGCGATAATATCCGCTTTTATTTTGTTTAGTAAGTCAGTACCTGTATAGTTTTGAATATGAATGTCTTGTGCTATTTTAATGTACTGAATAAATTTGTCCGTGTCTACGTTGCCGTTAACGGTAGTAAACCTTACTAAGTCGCTTCGTGTTATAAGTAGTGCTTCAGCCATTATCTAACAATTTTTCTTTTAGGTTGTGGGTTGCTTGGTAAAAAACCATAATTCGGCATATCTACTGGACGCGTACTAACTAACTTATCGTTTTTAACTACGTAGCCAAACTTAGCCGCTTTCGCTTGTGCTATTTGTTTAGCGTTTGGTATGTCTAAAGCCGTACCTTCAAAAGTTGCGTACACTTGCTTGTTCCATCGGTGGTGACAATTACCGCCACCCTTGTACTTAAATAT